GTCTTTTAATAATAAAGCCATTATTAGCAATATCACCAGAAATCCATTTAGATACAATATCTGTCACGTCCATTCTTATATGAGGTAGTTCATTTGAAAATGATTGGCTAGCTTCATATCCAGAACCGGTTAGCCATGTACCACCACCTTGTAGTTCAGTAACACCTTGCCCGGAATTATTACTAGGAGCAGATCCAGTATCCCATGCAATACCGGTTTGTGCCTTTCCATCTCCAGATCTATTATACCAAGAGGATCCAACTTTAGTTTGTGGTGTATCGCCTTTATTACCATTTCCATTTGTCCATGATTGAGAAACAGGAAAAGCTTTTAAAGTATAAGATAATTTTAAATCACTAGCATCTGCAGCTTGCATAGATAAATAAACTGATGCTGAATTAGCTGCATTTCCTAATAAAGGTATTTTTCCATCATTGATCAAGTCAGCTAACGTTGTTATTTGTTCCCCAAAATCTAATAAGATTCGACTATTATATGTATTTGCTTGAATATTACCGTCTAAATTTGATCCGGATGCGATTTTAGTTAACTCCAGAATAGGATCTATACCCGCATTTAAAGCCGGAAAACGTTCATATAACGTATTATCTTTTTCTGTATAAAATAATTGATACATAATTTCCTTTATTAACTTACAATTCTACCTTTAATATCTTTATCCGGATATCTAACTTCAAATATCATAGGATCTAGACTTGGATAGATAATACTGTTTTTTGTAGCGCCTTCTATATCATATACATATTTAGAATATCCAGTTAATGTATTATATAAATTAGTTATGGTTAGTCCAGCAACTGTCTGCACACCTCTAACCTTATCCAATTCAGACATAATATTTGCTTTATTTATCGGTCCATTAATTTGCATCCGGTCGACATTTAATAATTCCTTTAATCGATTAACTACTCTTAAAATTACTTCTTGGCTATTACTATTAGGAGTAGGAATGACATCAACTTCAACACCAATATTTACTATATATGCAGTTTTAATATTAATGGCATCAGTCAACATTCTAAATTGAGATAGATAACTACGTAAATTTTCTTTTAATGCTGTATTCAATGGCACCAATTGTTGTTGATCATTATAAGCCAATGTATATAGATTCAATGCCAATGGGTTTGAAATAGTCTCTCGCGGATATGTTACATCTGCTGTATTTTGCTGAGAATCTCCTATTACATAAGCTTTAGCAATACTTCCAAATTTTGCTGGCATCATATAACATCTAGCTATATAATCTTCTCTAGTAATCATTCTGTTCTGAGCTGCAAAATTTGACATTGCATTTTGTCGAATTGATTCTAAATCTTGTTTAGTTTTTCCACCTACTGCTGGTTCTGGATTATTAGCAGCAATTGTACTTTTCACAAAATCCAGATTCACCTCCGCTGTATTGGTACTATTATAATTAATATCAGTGATCAGATTCAATGAATTTGCAGCTACGTTTTCTGCAATACTACCACCTACAGTATATCTGACAGTTAACGTTTCATTATTCGGAGCTAGACCATAAGTACTAGTTCTTAAGAAATTTGTAGGATCGACATCCAATGTAGTACTTCGTTTCAGATATTCTAATCCCATACCTACATTTTTTGGATTTGGAATTAATTCTTCATCTGAATCAGAACTAACACCTGCACCAAATTGAATATCCAATTGCTGGTCATTTCGGACTCTAGTTACATATCTTCTCGGAGTTCGTTTTAATTTCAAAATATATGGCACTGTACTTCTATACTCTGACATATCCACATCATTAAATGGTACATTAGCTATAGCATCAAATACAGTATCCTGTGCTAAGTAATTTACTTGTGACCATTCATCGCCAGTACTGCTTATAACATCAATAATATCCAGTACATTAGTATCTGGTAATGTTATTTTATCATATGCTTTCGGTGCTCCGAATTCATATGTCCCTGTTTTTATTTCTCCTGACTTAGCAGGTACTTGTTTTTTGATAAGGTAAAATTCAATATTCCCAGCCGAATCAGTTGAATATACAGACACCTCGCGAGGATTGGTTGCTGTACTAACACGAAAATCAACCGGAGACACAGTAACAAAATTTACACCAGCTTCGGTTTGTATCTGTATATTTTCCTTAACTGACAATGCATAATCAAAATCTGGTTCTGTTGCATTACCACTGCCTTTCGATGGTACCAATTGAAATAAATCTAATACAACAGTTGCAGGTGTATTTAATTTAACTTGATATCCAAACAATTGAGCTAGATTCAGAACATTAGCATTTTCTTGTGCTGCGTTAAGCATAGTCTCACGAAAAGATTGATCGGTGTAATATGATAACACATCACCTACATATGAGGCCATTTCTATAAACATCATTCCAGGTGATGTTTCATTAAAATCGTTATAGGTATTTGGAAAATACTGTCTTGTAAAATTTATAAGATTCTGTCTGAATTGAGCAAAATCTTTATTTAAGTATTTAACGTCTTTTTTAACTGATTCCATTTATAATATCCTTAATAATTAAATTCTCCGACTTGTACTAAATCTAATGGAATGTCGATATCTGATAATAAAAGTTCATTTTCATTAGCTAATATTATAATAACACGTTCTGCATTTGAATTTGCAACTGTAAATCTCATTCGTATTGATATTGAATAATTAGCAACATTTGGAATTATATCAATTGTGTTCAATTTGATATACGGTAACCAAGTTTTTATAGATTCTTCAATAGATGCTTGTAATTCTTCTCTTACAAATTGAGTATTATTCTCAAATACTATGTCATGAATCTTAGTTCCAAATGTAGGTTGCATATACCGCTCACCATATCTGGTCATCAATAAATTTTTAAAATTTGATAAAGCTTGTTCCTCGGTTGTATACGATTGATTAAAAACAGAACCTCCAGATAAAGAACCCGACGTATAATTTTGCTGATCATTGCGACCATCCGTTGCTTTATTAAACGGCAGCGTGATACCTATCGCACGATCCGGATTGGATCTATTTGGTTCATATCGATATATAGGTCTGCCTTGAGCCACTACTTACCTTTTTTCTTGTCTATTGCTTTCATCAATGCAGAATAATCTTTTGTCATTGCATTGACCGTCGCTGCTACTTGTTCGTTATTAGCATTAACCGGTTTACCTTGTAGATCAGTCATTGGTGCAACAGCTGGGCTACTTGTATTTCCACCAAATGCCTGGGCCATTTCACTTTTAAAATTCATTGTTGACCAATCTGAATTTTCTTTTAATGATGTAGTATCATTTAAAATATCATTTAACATAGCATTTTCTGAATATCTCTTTCTAGCTTTTTTGATCGGTTTTTGTTCTACCATATCATGTAATTGCATACCATGTTGTATAGCCGATGTATGAGAAACCTTATCCTCTGTCAGCATCTGTCGCAGTTCAGTACGCACTGCTTTTGTAACTTCTTCACGAATTATCTTACGAAGAACAGTTGTAAATTTTTTAGTGTCCATATAGTTTTTCCGTTTTATATAAATATGGAACACATTGAATTAGACCAGTTTTAAAATGATTAGTTAAAAGTCGAATTTTTTTGTATTTGGCAACGGTGGTTTTAATGGCGGTGGTGCATATGGCGGTATAATTTGTTTCGATGCATCAAACCATGTCATGCCTCCGCGAGCTTCACCTGTAATTAGTTTATCAATTTGTTTATTAACCTTTGCATTGTTTTCGGAATAATCTCTATACTGGCCCGGTGTCGGTTTACTGCCGCGGTTAAATGGCGTACCGCTACCACGGCCAACGTTGCCACTTTTAAATAATACCTTTTTATTTGAATATTCGAACCCTCTTTTTTGCTTTGTTTTTTCTTTCACAATGAATGGTGGTGCTGGTCCTCCGATAAATGTACTACCACCTTTAAGTAAAATTCCACCCATTCCTGGCAGGACTAATGGCGTACCATTTTCATCTGTTTTAGGCGGCGCCAAAGCCTTTCCAATGGCATCGGCTGGACTTGTGGCATTAGGAAAGGCTTCCATTATACGTAGACCCCAATACTGTTTGTTTATGGCCGGTAAAGTATTGCCACCATCTCCCGGTAATCCAGCACCTGCTTTATGAGGAATAGCTGTATTCGGTGTGTTAATAGCCGTTACAAGTCCTGTAGGTATAATGTATTTATATTTTAATTTATGTAATCCAGCTTTTACCATCTCCGCATCTTTTGATAATTCGCCTGAAACTCCATTTCCTTCATATTCAGTCCATGGTCCCCAAGTCCTAGGATCGCTAGCAGATCTCTTTTTACCGGTTGGTCCAATATCCTCTTTTATAAATTTCATGTAGCATTTTACTTCTTCATCACCTTCTCCAAATTTGATTCCGGATCTAGGACTGCCCCATGTTCCTGCTTTATCTCCGGTAGGACCGAATACCATAGGTTTTTCAGAATTATTTTTCCATTCACGAACTTTAATTTCACTATCCATCTCAGCAGCTCCATATGCAGGATCGTCAAGAGGTTGGTTAAACCCAGGATTAGGTAATCCGCCGGCAGTTGCTCGTTTGTCCAATCCATTTCCTCTGCGGTCTAAATTATAGAATGGTTTAGGGGGACTCCCTACTAATAACGGTTTCGGAGCCTCGCCTTCATTTTCGGGTGGTAACAAAATTTGTTTTCCGTCGATAGGCAATCCTGATAGACCGTCATCTCCTGTAAGATTTTTTACATTCTTACGAAATGTGGGATAAAAACTTCCTAGAGCTTCTTTTACCTTTGCGTTATAAAACTCATCATCTATTAAAAATTCATTTTGATCTAAATTTGCAGCATCTTCTTTAAATACCCCCACCTTTTCTTTATGAGTATTATCATCTATCTCAACTTCCTTTTGTTGAGAACCATTCATTACTTCTATGACTTGTTTATTTGAATTGAACTCGCCAATTACATAACCTAATGCACCTTGTCTAATTGTCTTGCCACCGACAACGGTTTCTGTATTACCCGGTGCATCCTTATGTGGTTTACAGAACGGCATGAAGTCTGGAATTGGTGTCTGTCTCAAACCGTCCAAAACAATTGCCGGTAATGGGACACCTCCACATCCAAATTGAGCGCCGTTATAATAGTTATTGAATTGCGTAGTAATTTTTCCAGCTATATCATTCGCCTTTTTGGTTGGTATTGTTGAGATGCCTGTCGACGTATCACCGTCCGTACATGCCGAATCATAATTAGCTTTAAACCAATTTAAAATCAGATCCTTTGTTTTCTTTTCCCATCCTTTAGGTTCTATAAGTACAGGTGTTTGATCAGGCTGAAATCCAGTTATTGGCATGCCGTATGTTGATGTTTTAATTTTTGGTGAGCCTTTTTTAAAGTTGGGTTTAGATTCACCTACTCTGTCTACATTAAACCGATTAGCCATTTCAGATGCAATTATCTTCCATACAGCTAAAGCTGCTTCAGGATATTGTTTTGCCTCTCTACCACCTGCCCCTCCTGCAATTACACTATTATCATCATAACAAACAGCGTTTCGTAACATGTAATCATGTAAGCCTTTATTCCGGTTTTTCATTTCGGTGATAGCTTCACGTGTAGTACTTTTATATGCGCTGTTTTGAGCCGCTGATAATTCCCCGTGGAATGTATCTTTAAAACCTACTACTGCCATTAGGTCTCCTTTTTTATTTCTTGTCTGCTTTAGATCTACGCATTTTGATAAATTCTCCTAGTATTGTATCAGTAGCTTCGATCCTAGCTTTAATA